GCAAGCGCTTCCGATGCAGCATCCATTGCATCTGTGTTGACACCGGCGACAACACCAGAATACTGGACAAGTGCCTCACCCATATCTTTGAGTTGCTTTGCGAAATTGCTAAGAGCTCCCTTACTACGACCAGCCGCCGTATTCGGAACCTGATTGACTGCAATCGCGAGATTTGCAATGATGTTGCTTGTCTTCATAGCAATCTCGCTGCTATTCGCAGGGGCATCGGCCATGGTATTCAAGAAGTCAACCATGTTCGGAGCAGCCAAAGCAAGTTCAGCAGCAAACAAAGAGATCAGATTCTCACCAGTGAAGAACGCCTTGAATGCCGAATATTTCGGTGTTACAGCAACAGCACTAGCCATTGTTGTGACAATGCTTGCGACCGTATCGACAAGGGTCTTACTATCTGCTGGGAGACCCTCACTCTTGGTTAGGAATCCCTTGATATGGGGTGCCGCCAAATCCAATTCCGCGGCAAAGGATGCAATGAAAGAATTGCCAAGTACGGCACCCTTAAGACCTCCAACAGTTGGGATCTTAGCGGCCGCTTCAGCCATTCCGCCAATTGCATAGATTGCGTTCTCGATAGAGGATTGATCGATGACGCCAACTTCATCATAGAATGACTTGAGATTCGGAGCAGCGTCTTTCAGTTGTTTGGAGAAATCGACAAGATCACTTCTTCCAATCCATCCAGCAAGACCATCTAATAGCTTCGTTCCAGTAAATATCAACATGGCTTCGCCAAGTGACATCATATTGGTAAATACGCTATCTTTCAGGCTGTTCATGCCTTGGAAGAAGACAGACGCATTAGACCAGAACTCCTTCAGATCCTTACCGAGCTTTGTTAAGAACGAATCCCTCTCGCCAACGACATCGGAAATACCCTTCTTGATTCCGCCGACGAAGGCACCAAGAGCAGTGCCGATATACTCCATGAATTTGATGTTGCCATCCATGATTTTCTTAACGACTTCATTCTCGCCAAAGAAAGCCTGGAATGCACCAAATAGAACGCTCAGAGCAGTGACAACGGCAACCACCATACCAATTCCCTTAAGAGCGCCGAGACCCATATCTCCAAGGGGTTGTGCGATTCGCATGGCCACACTCATGGCAGTTAGGATAGTACCCATGGCAAGAGCTGCAGTAAGCATCTTATCAGCATCGCCAAACTTCTCAAGAACGGTCAGCGCACCACCAAGAATCAACGTAGCAGCCGCTGCAAATCCGGCACCGATGATCGCATCCTTACCCCATGCCTTTGCAACACTCAGCATTTTGAGAACGGCAACAAGAGCCGCAGCAGAGGCAAGGATACTGAGGATAACCTCCTCACGACTAGAATCACCAAACCAAACCGCAAATAGCTGTTTGATAGCTTCTTGGACTTGAGGAGAGTACTCTGCAAGACCATTGATAAGAATGACAATCAAATCACCAAGACTTGCAATTAGAGAAGGTGCATACTCACGAAGTTGCTTAAATGCCTCGTCGAACATCACGATAAGACCCTCGACAACTGCAGGCGCACCTCTCTTAAGAACATGGCCAATGGTGATGAGAATGTCAGTCAGGCCTTCCTCAATAACGGGAAGCATGACCTTAACCGCCTGGAAGAATGCAGCAATAGCGGCCACAATCGCAGCGACGCCAGCGGCACCGATAGCCGATAGTGTACCGAGCAGAACAGACAAAGCTGCAACCGCCGCGCCAACACCAAGTGCGGCAAGGCCAAATGCCAGCATAGATTTCTCAAGACCAGCAAATGTCTTTGCTAAGACACCAAGACCAAATGCAGAACCGAGCATAAGGGCGATAGCTCCAGTGAGAGTTAAAAGACCTGCTCCAATTTCGGAGAGCTCGAGAGTAGAAAAGGCCTTGATTGGAATGACCAGCATATTAAGCGCGAGTGCAAAGGCCAGTATTCCGCTTGCTGTTCCAGCGACATTGTTATTACCCATGATCGACAAACTGGCAGTCAGTCCACCCATCAGCAGTCCAACGGATATCAATCCTCGAGTGATTTGTTCGGTTGGCAATGCGCCTAGAATGCGAAGGGGAACAACTAGTAAGGAGATAGATACTGACAAAGCAAGAAGACTCTTCGCCAGTCCAGTAAGAGATCCTTGTGTTATTGCTAGCATTCCTTTGCTCGTGATGCCGGCAAAGCCTTTCATAGCAATTGCCATCGCGCTAATCGAGGCAACGACACCAACAAGAAGTTTTGCGGTGGTAATCAGACCTTGTTGAAGGTCCTTAGAATCCATCTCTCCAAGAATCTTAATCGGCAATATCAATGCAGACATTGCCAAACCAAAAGCAATGAGACTCGATGCAACGCTAGTTAATTTACCCGGAACGGCCTTCATAGCAGCAATGGAGCCGGTTATTGCACTGATTCCAACACCCAGGGAAATAATACCCATAGCAAACTCAGTCCAGCCGATCCCCTGGAATGCTTGGAATGCACTTGCAAGGATCCGAACTGCTGTAGCCAAAGATAGGAAGACAAGAGCAAGTTTCATAACCTGCTTCTCACCAACACTATTGGAGAGAGCGACACCTACATTCTTTAATGCATACATAACAACGACAATGGCAGCCGTTGCCTTTATAAACGCCCACGTATCCTTTGCCGCTTCAGTCAACTTATCCAATGCACCAGCCAGAATCGAAACAGCAACTGACATTCCGACTAATGCACCAGCCAAAGTAATTAGTTCCGCTTTACCGGCAGTCATCTTCTTACCGCTCATAACGCCAAGGATAGCAGTTAATTCTCCAAAGAGCAAAGCGACAGCCGCAAGTGATTTACCCATGTTCTCCGGTTTTACACGGGAAATCAAGAACAAAGAAGCTGCTAAGATACCAACCGAAATAGCAATCGACTTGAGAACCTCAGCATTTACTTTATTCTGGAAGGACTTAAGGGTATCGCCAGCTGTATTAAGAACATTGGTGAGTGCCTTAGTAACGCCAGCCCAATTAGTTTTCATTGTGGCAAGCGCCTTGGCCATCTTCTTGATCTGCTCATAGAGACCAAACAGAAGAGTCGTGCCAATTGCATCGGTCAAGGTAACGCCTTCAAAAATCGATTTAATACGATCTCCAATAGGCTTCAATGTAGCGGCGATGGATTTTGCAAATGACCCAATGGTCGAAGCGGCACTAGTTGCCCAACCCTTCAGCTGAGACACCCACGCCGATGCCTTACCGAATGCATTCTTTCCGGATTCACCAATGGTGTCAAATACCTTAGCGATCTGCTCACCGATGGGAGGAATCTCAGCAAGAGAAGTCGTAACATTATTGATGTCAAGGACATTGATTCCAGTAAAAGCAGAAATGCTCGTGGAAAGCATTCCGCCAAGGAACATAAATGCTCCACCGACAGCTTCTACAGCATTCTTTAGAGTGCTAAATATCCCCTCGATCACTCGAGATTCGTCAACCATCTTAACAATATTCGTTAACAAACCACCAATGGTCGCAGAGAAAGAAAGTAAATATTCTGTAAGCGGACCTGCTTGGGTAATCACTTTGCCGATCAACCCCAAAATGAGTTGAATCGGAGTGATCATCAACTTGACAATCGAGGCAAGACCCGATGCGACCTCTTTCACTTTCGCCAAAGTACCTTCACTCGCGATAAGCTTCTCACTAAAGTCTCGGAATCGGAATGTAAGGTCTGCTAATTGCTGACCCGTCTTAGCAGGGAATATCTCACTAAATCCTTCTTTGACAGCTTCAATGACACTCAGAAGAGATTTGAAGATGTTAGTTAGTCCTTCCCACAAAGCTGATTGACCGCCAAGTTCAACCCATTCTTTAAGAATATCATTTCGTTCTTGACCAGGGGCAGCGAAGACATCCCACAAATCATTCGCAAGATTCGTCCAGATTTCCTTCGCTTTATCATACCCGCCGAAAATATAATCGAAGGTGGTCATCCAGCCAGAACTAACCGCATCCTTAACCGAGTTAATTGCTTCTCCAAAAGTCTTAGCTTCCTGAGCAGCCAATGCGGCACGATAATAAACTTGCTCGAAATGCCCATCTAGCATAGCATAAGCTTCGCTGTAAGTATCAGCCATGCCTGCTTCAACAAGCTTATATGCAGCTTCTGTTACTTGAGCAAAGCGACCGAATGCCTGCTCCATAACATCTCGAGTAGCCCACTTATCAGCGAGTGTAGTCGAGAAGTTACCAATATCAACAAGTGTGCCTTTCGCGGTCTTACCATTCTTATCAAGAGTACCAAGGGCTTTACCGACTTCGATAAATGTCTCTTTTAACTGTTGAGAAGCAACACCAGAAAGTTCCACACTTCGCCAGTCCATAAGGGTCAAATATCCCTGACCATAGGACTGATTCATATTGTAGATCGATCGAGAAAACTCTTGCGCACCCTTACCGGCAAAGGAAGTAGCATTCGCAATACCCTCGATCATCGGAATCAACTTATCGATATCACCACCGCTGGTGACCATCTGGCCAAGCGATTGCGCCATAGTAGTAAAGTCATATGATGTCTCATCCGAGAACATCATAAGCTTCTCTAAATATCCATTGATGTCCTCAACCGATTTACCGGTAGCATTCACAAGCGTCTGTACATTAGCAGTCTTCTGCTCGTATTTATTCCAGCCAGCAGTAATCTGGTCAATGGACAGCGATTTCACCAGTGAAACACCTGTATCAATGGCTGCATTTGTAATTCGCTGAAGAGCCGTAAATGCGACAACACCCATAGCAGAAAATTTATCTGCTACTTTATCGACCTGCTGAGCAAGACCCTTCATACCAGCCAGATCGGCTGCATTATCAAGCTTCTCTAAGCTCTTGGCTTGCTCATCGACATCAAGAGATCGTTTAAATCGCTCCAGAGACTCAGTCGACTGGGCAATGTTTTTCTCGAAACTCGAATTTCGAAATTGTGCTTCAACAATTCTATAGTCAATGCTGGTTGCCATCGTCAACTCATCTCCTTCCAGAGCTTCTCACCCATGGACTCAAATAACGGTCTTAAAGCCGGATTAATATAATCGACACCTTGCACGTAGGTTCCCTTTCGAGTCGCATGACCATATTGTATAAGAATCGCAATAGGAACTCCCTCATTCACGTTACTGTTCACCCAATAAAGCGAAACACCTTGGGAATTCACCTCGATTTCATAATCCCAGCCTGTTGCTGTTTTACCAGTGTCAACAGGCGTAGCATCACGAAGAAGTTCAACCCCCTGCTTACCATATTCGTTCAGCAGTTGGTAGAGACGCCTTTTCCGGTTTTTATAAAGAAACCCTTCAAAATTCTTTAAGCTACCGGATTGTTTCATAGTAACAAGGGCCATTGCTGTTATCTCCTAGCTAATTTGGCTTCTGCACGACGACGAGCATTGATAGAACGATACTGATCAGCAGTCTCACGACGAGACATCTTCTCGGGCTTGCCGTTCTTCACGTTGCACACATCGATCAATGTTAAAAGCCGGTTCAAATGCCATTTCTCATATTGTGAGGGGATGTTAAGAGCTACCATCCAATAGTAGATGAGCTCAGATGTAATAATATCACGAGAAGCCGATTTCTTACGATGTGTAACTGTCGTAGCAGTCATCGAATCGTCTATGTAATCCATAACGGTTCGAATATTATCATCTGTTAAAAAATCATAGACTTCTTGCGGAACATTCTGTGTAATTGTCATGCACCGAACATAGTCGATTGTCTGCGCACGAGTCATAGGCTCCCTTCGAAGAAAAGGAATATGCCATTTTGCCTCCCACTTCGAAATAGAGACTAGAGAATGTTCAAGTTGGAGCGTTACTTCTTTAGTAAAGCTAAATTCTTGCGTGTCATCGTTGAACACCTCTTGAGCAGGTATCGTCAGCCGAAGCATTCTCTAGCCTCCATTCCTACCATTTTGAATTTACTCGGACTTCGATTCAGAAGCGGGCATCTTCGGAATGATGTTATTGATGAACTCGGCCGTCTTGTCGGGGTTCATCGCCAGCTCCATGAAGAGTTCGGAGTAAGCATCGGTCTGAGAAAACTTCTCACGCATATCATCGTTCTTCACAAAACGACGACCATCGAGAGAACGTTCACCATAAGAACGAAGGATGATATCCTTGATGACAGAGACGATCGCCTTGCCATCACGCTCCTTCGTAATTCTCTGAATCATAGCCTGCATACCGCCCGGGTATTCGGCTTCCATTTCCACGAGTTCTGCCTTAGACAGATTGAACTCAAAGTTCTCCGTCACCTGATTACCATCGAAATCGGTAAAAGTAATAGGTCTCCTATACATTGTGCTTTCTCCTTTTCAAAAATAAAAATGATAGGAGGAGCCCCCGCTAAGAGGCCCCTCCATAGATGATTTTATTAGCCCGCGGTCTTCAGAAGCGCGATAACCTCATCCGGCATCAGCAGCTTCGGGGCAACGCCATCAGAGCCAAGCTCCGTGGTAGGATCCTTACCGAAGAGAACATCCTCGAGAGCCGTGAGCTTCGCGGCATCAACTTTGGTGGAGTCGATAACGACAGATGCAGTGGGCTTATAGTCGGTCACATTCACCGGGGTAGTGGTAACGGTCCAACTCAGAGTGGTAGCCTCAGGACTGTCATTGACCGTCTGATGGTTGCGCTCAGAGGGGGACGCCTGGCAACCGTAGCAGATGTGCAGCTTATAGCCGTGATCCTGACCATCGGTATCATTGCCGATCAGAGAACGATACACAAAGCCGAACACCTTGCGCTTCTGCTGGCCGATTGTCATACCCGCAACAGGGCTGGCCAGACCATCACACTGATCGAACTCCTCGGGAGAATAGTAAGCTTCAATCGTGAAGCCATACTCTTCCGCAGAGATCAGATTAAGGTACTTGATGTTGTCCGCATACAGAGCGGTGGATTCGGCACCGGAAGGAGACTCGTTAACCGCAGTCAGACCATTCCAAGCGACACCTTCACCATAGGTATTGTTGTCACCCATAACATACAGAACGCCATGGTCCACGCCAGTTTCATACAGGCGATCGCCAACAGCATCCCAGATAAGACGCTTATTAGCCATAGGATGTGATCCTCCTTAGAAATATATGGTAAACAGATCATGATTGAGTCGATCCTGTGTATAATGTCGAACAAATCGAGTTCTAGGAATCTTCGATACTTTATCGACTACTATACTATCTGGATTCGGATCAATCACAGTAACAGCATATACATACTCCTGCTTATAAATACTGTTATCCGCATGGCCATTACTGATCTCATCACGGTTGTAGATAATAGCGGGGTATTTCATCTGTTTGTTCTCGGGCCTCTGATAGTAAACCTCATCAGACCCAAGAAGCTTTCGAAGGAGTTCATGGAACTTCCGCCTATTGGTTTCCATTCGAGTCATTATATACTCCTCCTAACACAAGGGTAAGACGGGGGTAGGCCTCTTTGACCATGCGCACCCGCCATTTCGTACCCATGTATGTTGCATAACGGATCGAGTGGAAGTTCTTCTTGGCATAGGGATCAGCAACGATACTTAAATCGTTTGCAATCACCAAATCGTCATTCAGACCTTCCTGAGCTTGAAGCTTCGCGGTATTCGACACCCAATTGCCGAAGTGCTGACGTTCAACGATCTTCTCGATCCATACGCCGGGGCTCTCTTCGACCATTGTTGCATAGCCGATTTTCCCACAAAACTTCGCCATTTTGAATTAGCCGCCGGCCTTGACCGCGTAGGACTCGATGGTAATGGCGCTGTAAGGCTTGGTCAGGGCGCCGGAGCAACGGGTCTCCATCAGGTACTTCTGCTGGTTATAGTCGATATCGAAATCATCGAACATGGCGACAGCACCACCCTTGTCAGCACCAACGGTGTAGTCGGTCAGGTTGACGATGATACCCATCAGGCTGTGGATGTAGGCCTTGGAATCGGTCTCATGAGTCACTTCGCGAGTCAGACCCTCCATAACGGGGACAGTCACGATCTTGCTCACGCGCAGAGCAGTACGAAGCTCTTCCTCGGTCTTGTACAGACGATGGCCGATGCCGTCCTCGAGGAGAAGCATATTGGTGAGCATCTCTTCGGTGGTATAGAGAGCGGGATTACCGCTGCCCTTGTAGTCCTTACGAGACTTAATGCACTGACGGATGAACTCCTTGGCCAGCTTGTCGTCATCGTTGTAGGTAACGGAATCAATACCAACCTTGATGGTGTACAGGTCCGCATCGGTCCAGATCGGACGGATGTTGTCTTCCTTGATCTTGTCATCGGAAGCGGTGGAACGACCATCGGAGACCAGAATCGCGCGAGCAATTTCCTCATTGAGCATCATACGCATCTCGCTCTTGAGCCAGGCGACGACATCGAAGTCAACGATATCGATGATGTCATCGCGATCGAGCTTCTGCTTCTTGTAGATGGTCTGGGGCGTGGTGGAACGCTTGAGCAGGGTGAAGACTTCTTCTTTCTTCAGCTTGCCCTTCAGGTAACCCTTGGCACGGGCCTCATCGGCCGTAATGTCAGCGAAGATAGACTTAATACGGGAGAACGGAACATGGTGGACACCAGACATAACGCCGGAGACCCAGGACATGTCACGCTGGATGAACTGAGGCTGACGGGTAACATTGCGATCATCGGGGAAGAGGTACTCGATGTTCTCGATACCGTAATCGGCATGCATCAGAGCATCGGACAGACCCTCCATGTCGTCCATATGAGCCAGAACGGCTTCCTTCAGGGAGCTGCAGGCTTTGGCTTCCTTCGCAAGAAGAGCGAAGTTCTCACGAGTGAGCTGAGCAGGCGCGTTGGCGCTGCCCTCAAAGGCATTGTGAGCCATAGTGGAATCCTCCTTATTTTCTTCTCTGGCAGTAGCCACCAGATAATACATAACGTTTTTCTGCTTCTCATTCATGGAGTCAATGACATCCTGAATGGTCTCTTCAGAACCATCAGCGTGCTGAAGCTCCTGATTTTCAACATTCGTGTTGCCTTCCACGGGATTTTCCTCCCCATTTTGATTTGCAGGAGCCGGATCTGATTCCGGTCCACCTTCGTTGGTTGGATTTTCTTCCGGATTCTCTTCGGCCGGAATATTTCCCTGTTCCTCGAAGTCATCATCGCCATGGCAAATAATGGGCTCCTGCGGATAAATGCGAGCAGAATACTCAGCATCTTCACTATGTGCAAGATCCATATCTTCGATGAACGCCTGAGGGTTGGCACCAGCCAAAACAAGACTGACTTCACGAATCATGCCATGCATGACATCGCGACCCTTCTGCTGAAGCTGATTTGCAAGGATAGACAAAGAAGTCACATCACCATGCGCAACAAGCTCTTTGCACATATTGCCAAACTTGGTATTGTTAAACAGACCATAGCAATATACGCCATCGGGTTTATTGACAAGGGTTGCCTTACCAATCACGGCACTGGGGCTGTCATGTCTATGGTTCCAAATAAGCGGGACAACAGCACCATTCTGGTGGGCAAAAGCATTCTCTCGAATCACTCGACCATCCGTGCACAGAAGATTGTTCTTAGACGCCCAGCCCTGAAAATCGGAATTGCCAGGACCCGGACGAACATGATCAATATCGGGCATTATGTTTCTCCTCCTTCTTTAGAATTTGTGACCGATACGGTTTGGTCCGCTTTGGTTGGGACCGTAGGGGTTTCCTGATCCACTTTAGACTGTGACAAGTTCTTATTACGGAGCTCATCAGCCTTCGGATCCTTAGACGGCTTCATACCGATAACCTGACGGACCTCATTCGAGGTAAGAATCTCATTACGAGTAAACTTATCTGCAATTTCAGCAATCTGGCTAACTGGTACGAGTTTAAAGGGATCTCTAAAGAAGGAGATCGATTCCATCTTCTTTCGCTGAGATGTCGTAAGGAATTTACGATAGAGCTCATCGGTAAGAGCAGAAGCACACGGCTCAACAGAACGGTTGTTATAGTTCAGCATAGTTGACTCGTCTGCGGTCCCATCCAACACACTCTGAGTGATACCTAACTGGGCGTATACCATACTCGTAAGGTATTCAATCTGGGTCATGAGGTTGTTTTCCACAGCACGGTTCAACTGTGTGATCTTTTCTGTACCATCTGTGTAAGCAATACCGTATTTTGAACCCATGAGCTGTTCCTCGATCTGTTTCCGACGGGATTCAGCTTGGGTTTTACGGGCTTCTGTCTTAATGACATAGGGGAGCTGTATAATCAGATCGAGCTTACCACTAGCGGATTGTTCATCGATGGCATCGAGCAGGTTAAGCTTATGCACAAGACGCTTCATCATGCTATTGGGCTCATTGATTATCGCATAAAAGGGATTTTGAACGATGCCGACATTGGTTTTATCGAAGAGAACGTTCTCGAATTGACCGATACGGTCGTTATAGCAACGAACCAATACCTGTCTCGGACGCCATTCAATAATTTCGCCAATACGCATCGTATAGTAGCGTGTGACAATGTCACCCTCTTGATCTGGTTCCTGGTCGGTATCAATTGGACAAATAGCGATCGTACCCCAATCAAACATGCTTAGGATTGCATCCTGCACAAATGCGCGAGAGGTCTGATCAATATTTGCTTCGACTTCAAGACAATGGTTTAAGTCATCGTCAATCTTCTTCACAAATCGACCATTTTCATCCAATTGGACATGAAGATAATCCAAGGCAGCAACATCCATTGCAATACGATTGTAAATCGCGGTTACAATGGTTTTCTCATTGCCACGGGATAGAATCACCCGATCCGGACGAGATGAACTGATCATCTGACCTGCCGGAACATAACGATCCCAGTCAGAATCCGAGAATGCATTCCACGCACGCTTCACTTTACTGAAGAGCGTTTCTGCCATTTTGAATTACCTCTTAGAAATATTTTGACTTCGAAGGACGAACCTTTTCAGAAGCATTCGCCAAGATGTCAGCGACCTTATTTCGACCAGTTTCTATTGCATCTTTGGCTTTTTGAACTTGGCCAAGTGGAGTTTTATAATAATCACGGATTGCCTTATTTGCTAATGCTCCTTTGGCGGCAGCATCGTCTCGTAAAGCTTTTTCTTTAGATTCATTATAAAACTTTTGGCGTGTCGGATCCGTCTGAATTTTAGAGTACCCTTCCGAATTTGCTTTCGCCCGATTATAGTCGCGAATCTTTTCGTTCACATACTCTTTTGCAGTCTGGCCACTCACTCTGCGAATTGTTTCTTTGATATTATTATCAGGTTTTGCGGAATAGTAATACCGCCAATGACCATTTTTCCATTCGCGCTTGATGTATTTATGACCAGGTTTTGTCCAGCCTCTAATACCATGGCAAAGTTCATCGGAATAGACGACCATATGGTCACCTCCTTAATCAAAAGCTTCGATGTTGAGTTTGTAGGCAACGAAACTGTCCATCATAGCCGAAACAGCATCGATCTTTTGATCATACCGCTTCTTATGAAGCTTTCGATTGCCATTGGTGTCCTCAATTACAATGCAGTTACCCATCGTAAAGGACATGAGTTCCTCATCAAAGAGAAGCATTCTCTCTTCTGAGAGCTTCTTCAGTTCGCCAAGAGGAACGGATTCGGTTTTAGCTCCCTGTATGACTTTCTCAATACCGAATGGACCATTTTCAGAAATCCATTTTTCGATAAACTCTTTCGCATTATACGGGTCAAATCCGACACATCGGATATCGTATTGTGCTTCCGAGATAAATCGATCGAGATCGTCGTACACAACCATCATATTCAAAGTTACGCCTTCAAGAACGATCAAACTACCTTCTCGAATAAAGTCGCAATACTTCTGATACATTGCCGGAGGCAATTTATTCAGTGTGGTAGACGAAATATAATTTCGGGTCTTTACACCAAACGTTCCATTCGGTAAAGGGAATAGGAATGTAAATGCACAGAAGTCATCACCCTGAGAAAGGTCCATACCAAGTGAACAAGGCATTTTCCAGAACTCACGATGCTTATGAGGAATGGTCTCTTCGTATGGGAAGAAGTAGGTATAACCCTCCATTGGAATACCGAATCTTTTCGCAAGAATATCATTTCGTGCGGCAGGAGCCTTTTCGGCTCTCTCCACATCCAATTGATACACTTCATAGGTAACGGTCTTTCCGAGATTCGGATTTGCCTTCATCCACATAGAAGGATCCGCAACTTCATCGATGCTATCGAGTTTATACCACCAAATGGAGACATGAGGGTTGCGATACTCTCCTCTTAGGATGCTTTCCAGCTCCATTTTGATTGTATCACCACTACCATTTCGAACCGTTCCCTCCGAGCTTGTTGCCAAGATGAGATAATCATCAATCTTGGATGCACCTTGCTCGATAGCGCCAATAACATCCTCTCGAATGTCACCAGAAAGCCATTCATCAACACTCGCATACTTGCATCGTAAGCCCTGAAGCTTCGCAATACTCATAGGACGAATCTCGAGCAGGGAGCCCGTCAGGAAATTCTCAATACCCTTCTTGGTCGATGTCAACTTCACACGATTAGCCTTTGATCCGGTTGTATTCTGGAGTGAACCATCGGTAAGAAATTGAAACAGCGGACCTCGAGAACGGGTAATAGCAGTTCGAATTGGGGATAAGACCTCATCCGCCTGCTTCATCGTTGGAGCAGTCGTAATTTGGTGAGTAGTTGTCGTATCGATGCAAAGCCCAAAACTCTGAATACATGCATCGTATAGTGATTTCGCAGCACCTCGACCAACGATCAGATACTGCTTATTGCGAAGCCTTTTCTTAACTCGTTTCCGAACAAAACGAACGCCTCGACCATCTGGATTAGGAACCGGTATACTCTTTTCCGTAAAGTAAAACCACCCGAAGACATCCTCGGCCCATAATTTAAAGGAATCGAGGAGATCTAAGTCTCCGCCATCGGTCAAGGTCAGTTCATTTTCGCAGAAAGCAAGAAAACCCTCCACGGCTTCGTCATCGTAATAGCATCCGGGATCATCGATCAAATCATCAATCAGATTCATCTGAAGTGAGACTTCTCGATTTACCGGTATTTCTCCTCTAACTACGGCATCACGGAACATACCGTAATACCGTGGTACTGCGGTGTTCGATAATGCCATTTAGGTCACCTACTTATTCTTGGCCTCTTTTTCCTTATCGGTTACCTTTGCGTTAACAACATTGTCTCCGAGCATCTTATTGACACTCTTCGCCATTGCGTACTTAGCAATTTGAGTAAGAGTATCCTGGGCGGCATTCTCCAATGCTTTCCCCACCATCTCTTTGCCCTTAGTAACCGCGGATTTCTTCTGAGGCGTCGCCATAAGCTGATAATACTGCTGTTCCAAACGCTTTCGATTGAGAACGGCATTCAGTTCAGCATCAGTCATCTCGCTTACGGACTTTTGTTTCGGTTTCTCCTCAGCCGGTTTAGTAGTCACTTTAGAAGTCGTTTTCTTACGAGTAAAAATCGAATGGTGCTTACCCGTAGAATAGCGATTTCGACCGGCCGTGGTAAGGCTGCCATCAGAATTCTGATACCGACGGACACCCCATTTCATACCGGGAATTCCATAATGGCAAAGTTCATCGCTATAAACAACCATTTTGAATTCTCTCCTTCCTTAAGGATCAACGGCGACATTAATTCGCCATTCGCACTCTTTTAACTGATCCTTTAGAAGTTGAACGAGAAATGAATTCGTTGGTGGATCAAAGTTAAGCTTCACATAGATGTAAATATATGTCTTGATGTCCGCCAATTTGACTCGATCGGAAATACATTCATCCCATGTATTACTTGAATCGCAAACCGTGAAATTATCAAAACTCGTAACTCCTAACTGAGACAGAAAAGAGCCTGCTGTATTAATCTCCGTAAGAACATCCTCGTCGAAACAAGTATCGTCCTCGGGGATTCCGATCTTTTTCTTGATCGTATTGAGGATGCTATCGATCATATGGATCCTCCTTAAATACGCTTAATGAAGATCTGCATACAATAACCGTGACCTGAAGGAGTGACCACTTCATACCACTCAGGATTCGGTTCGGAAACAATCTCAACAGTCGTATCCTTCTGAATAACGTAAAGAACGCGATCATTTACGCTCGGGCCTTTACGAATGTTGAGTAAGTCAGTGTCGACCACGACACCCTGACCAGCCACAACCGGAGTAGATTCTTCGGTCTGTACTTCGGGTGCTTTCACCTTCTTAGCCATATTTCCTCCTAATGCTTCCAAGGGCAAGTATCGAATAGCGATCTAGGAGTATAATCCTGCGGAAGTAACCGCTTATCGCCATAATGAATTGCCCGGTGTGTGTTATCAGAGCAACATATGAGATACTCTGGGTTGAATAGAAAATCAGTCGCCTGTGAGATGTCATCAACGAGTAATGGAACCATATGATGAACGAGAATTCGTCCATAAATAGGAAATTTTTCGATTCCAAGATCGCAGCAATCGCGTCCGATTGTATCTCGTAAGATAACTTCTCTTCTTACTCGCTTCCATTCTTCGGAACTATAGAATGCTTGATTGATCCATCGGTCATAGCCGAAGGTATCATCTCCAACATTACCACCGATTCGAAGGTACTCATATCGCTCGATCAAGGTTGGTAAAGTAATTAACTCGGAATAGCATTTAATATTCCGGCTCATCTTCTTCACTTCCTTGTCCACTATAGGTTTTGAATGCTTTGATTGCACTTTTGAAGAGTTCCTCCTGACTCTTCATCGATGTAATCGCTTCTGCCTTCGCATCCATCAGCTTTTTCTGAGTTTCCAGGAGCTCAAGCTCCTTCTGCTCCTTAGTAGAAGCCAACTTCAGATAATGCGTAATAACTTGCGAAGACGCTGTGCCCTCTCTTAACTGTTTTTCAGCAAGATCCATGGCAAGAGCAATCATATGCTTCTCTTGAGCTTCTTCCGTCAACGGCGGTTTACGACTGATAGCCATGTCTCACGGTCTCCTTTCTGCCATTTTGAATTTTACTTGATCAAACCAAGTCGCTCCAAAACGATGGCAAACTGTTCACGTGTCAGAAAACCATTTGGGCTCGAGCCATCCATGATTTTATTCTGTTTGGCCTTATTCCAAGCATTCTGGAACACGCTGTTGACCGGTTTTGTAGAACGCTGTGCCAGATAGTTGTCCATCATTTTGTTGAAAGTACTCTGATCCATATACTCATCCATTTCTGGGGGAAGTTTCCCCGCTAAAATCATTGAGCCGGTCCAAGCTTTATGGGCATCCCACTGAAAGTGCGGACGATCAACGAATGACTTCCAATCTCCACCCCAGCTAAAACCAACTTGCTTACCAATCTGCCCACACTTCATGAAGAAGTTCGGGTCATCGTACTCGTGTCCTTTTACATTCTTGCAAATATCGAATGCCAAACCAGCTTTCACCGAATGAAAAGTCGGTCTCGTTGCATTCTTAGAAGCATACCCCTTCTTTACAAGATCTCGCTGATACTCCTCATCACGAACAGTTTCCGTGACAAGAACATTCAATCCGGCATCTTTGCAAAGTTGTAGGAATGTCTCGCAATTTACACGAACATCAGGACGCAAATACTTCAGATCACGAGAATGCATCATTTTACTTCACCTTCGATTTACTCGTAGGTTCTTCATTGGACTTGTTGTAACTTGCGGTCGAAACACCGATCAGGGAACCGATAAATAATTCAACCGCAGTAATCGTTGTTACGACTTCTGTTACATAGCCAAATCCCCATGCTTTTGCAAGTCCAGCATAGAGAACTGAGCAAGCAGGAAGAACAACAACAACGAGCCATTTGAGGACGTCATATACCTTGTTGTTCATCTCGAACTTCATCGTTTTCATCCTCCTTTTTGTGTTTAATTCCGACAATCTTGTCAGCTAGTCCTAGAACAGCAGTTGCAACAGACGTAATTCCGCCCACTCCAAGAACGTACTGAAACAAGTTATCCCATTGCCAACCTTTGTACGAATAGAATCCGACGGTATATACAATGAATATACCGATGAAGATGTAAAAGGCTCGAAGGATTTGATTCCGAGTCTTTAACTTCTTAGTTCGTTTTCCGTTTGCCATTTTGATTGACAATGTGGTGTGCAGAAGTATTTAAATAGTCCTCCATCTCCTTGATAGAGGACTGTTTCGCCTTATCATCATCTTTCAATGACGCCAGAATACCTCTGCATATGATTGCCATCTCTTTCCGAGTTGCAGCCATGTCTTCATCATGATGTCGTCGCAAGTCAGCGATATCTCGAGCATGTGCTTCTTCTAAGCGAGCAATTCGCTCGTCCTGTTCCCGATCATATTCTAACTTGTGGACAACTCGAGTGATGTAATTCCATACAACTGCACCTGCACCAAGAACGGCAGCAAATGAAACCAAGGTTTGCCAGGAAATGGTTACCGGCATATACCTCACCCTTTCTATTTTAGAGTTGAGCACTTAATAGAACTCGTAATCGTGGCCATACCACGAATTCTAGTCAATGCTCAAAACTAAAAATAGAAGGGAGGGGGCCCGTGATGGACCCCCAAACCCCTCATACACAACTCACGCAAGGCGTGTGACATTGAGGCAAACGCGACTGACTGTTCCCGGAACACCACTGATTTGAACAGTGATCTCCGGATGGATCACGCGGCAAGCCTCGCCTTCAAACGCCGGGGCGATGGCGTCAAGCATATACAGCA